TTCCAAGCTTGACTGGTCAACATTGACAATGCTATCTGAGGAATGTCCGATTCATCTTGGATACGCATGAATTTAGACAGGTCGAGAACCCATTTGCCTTTCAAGTGACCGGTCTGTCCGACTCGGTCAACTCGTTCACGTTCGACTGCGATCAGCTCCCAGATAGGGGCAAGGAACAATCGGGGACCAGTGGGGTCACCCACGTTGTCTTTGAGGAGGTAGAACACTTCGGGGTACCAGCGCAATGCTTTGCGTACTGTCAGCTCATCAACAATGAAGAGGTTCTCTTCTATCACGTCGGGGAGGATGTGCCAGCGTTTCCCGAAGTGCTGGTTCTTCTCTTTCACTTCGACGAAGAACCCCGGTATCCAAATGTCGAGGTCGTCGGCAGAGTTGAATCGTGTGTGACAGGTGACACCGAGACGCTCGGCTACATACTCTTCGTATTCTCGTGCGTTGGCAAAGTCGTGACGCTTCTGCGCCTGTGTGCGTGCTATGACCATTCTTCCCAAGCCTCCAGGAGCTGTTGCCCAAAGTCCCAATCGACAATCATCAGTGTTGCCGAATCAGACTTGCGCCGGTCGCCGGAGGCAACCACCAACGCCCACTGGTTGTCGCCTCCGGCTGCTGCACGTATGCGGCGAACCCACTCAGGGATCTCCCATCTCTTCCTGTGTTTAGCTTCGACAGGAAAAGGAATGCCATGGAAGTCGTTTGAGGGGTTACCGGCTTTAGCCCGATCAGCGTCAGGCCAGATGTGTTGAAGCCCAGCAAGAACTTCGTTTTCGAATTTCGTCCCTTTAGCTCTGGCTTTACTCACAACCACGAAAATACAGGTGACGTTTAGCTAAGTGGGGGTTTGTTAAGGAATTCTTCCACAGGTCCACAGAAGCCAGCCGTCACCGAACTTCAGCTCACCCCATGTCCATATCAGTCTGGCCATGTGAACACTGGTCTCGACCTCGTAGCGCCGGTCCCAAATATGGTCCATCGAAGCTGACCAGTACTCTCGTGATATTTGTGTCAAGCCGTGATCGTCCGTAGACGAGACGGCGGTAGGTCGATGCAAGCTCTCACACCAGAAGACGCCTAGCGCTCGGGATGATTCCTCGCCGAAGTACTCCTCGACGACAGCGGGGATCTCGGAGTGTGGGGGCTCTGCGTGGTAGCCGGTCCAATCGAGCAACAGCCACAGGTAGACCCACATCAACTCTCCATCAAGCTTGGGGCCAGCCACTCGTCAGCGGTCTCGATCGCTTCAGCAACTCGACCTCCGGGTGGGTTCACACGGCTCGCTGAAGGCAACTCGTCGATAATTCTCTTAGCTGCCTGGTGACCGGCAAGGTCGTCATCTAAACAAATAAAGGTGTGTTTGTGTCGAGCGAGCTGGTTGCCCCACTCGGGTCGCCAGGTAGCAGCGCCAGAGGGGAGCCCATAGACAAACACCTGTTGGTGAAGGTCATTATGTCTAATCCATTTCTCAACACACCAAAGATCTGACTCTCCTTCGACTAGAACAGCTAAGGGTGTATCGAGCAAAAACCGAACCCGATATAGCTGAGAGGTGAAGCTGCTACCAGTCACGGCGTACTTCGATCCGTTCTCAAAGGTGCGGCGCTTGATGCCTCTAATGACTCCATCCGAATCAGTATGAGGTACCCACAGCTCTGTTTCAGTGGCCTTAACGTCGAACCCTAGAACATCGTCAAGGGTGAGGTAAGGCCACTTCGATGCCACGAACTTCTCAGCGGCACGAGCCCCCTCGGGGGAGGCCCAGGGTTCAGAGACGAAAGTCTCAGTGAGGTTCTCCATTTTCTTCGGTGCTGGCCGACGCTTCTTCACGACCATCGGGTCGAGTCGACGACCACTCAGACGTTCTAACGCTTCGTGATATGAGAGACCACGAGCCTTCATCGCAAAGTCGATAACGTCTCCACCCTCACCAGTGGAGTAGTCGTACCAGTCACGTTCGTAAACATGAAGTGAAGGGGTTCTCTCCCCAGAATTCTGAATCGAGCGGATCTTGCCGGATCTATTTGGCTGCTCAAACCCGAGTATGTCAAGAGCCTCTGACATGGTGACCGTTGACTTCACTTGGTCACGAAGATCGTCGCTTGGTCGTTTCACCCTTCGCCTCCGTACTCAGGTTCAGGCACATAAGTTTCTTGAAGTAGCTCTGGGAACTTGAAGATAGGTCGACCTACTCTGACGTTGTCTGTCCGCCGGTAGTTCCTCATGATGGGTCGCAGGGATAGTTCACCCGCACAGCAAGATAGTTTTTTCATTTCATGTCCTCCGGTACGAAGATGCGGACGATCGGAATACACGGGTCGTCGTAGTCAGCCATCGAGTCGTATTCGGATTCGGTTATCTCAGGCCCGTCGTGTGTGCCGCAGGTCACTTTGCCGCACCACCCGGACTGTTGTCCTATTTCCAGCCATAATGCGAGATCATCGCCAACATGGCTCACAGAAGCAGGTTTTTCCATCTTTACCCCTTTTTGCTCCGCACAGGAAGCCGTCTAAGGGCTTTACAGCATTCGCCCCTACCCTTGATACCTTAGTTTTTTAGCCTAAACCCAGCTCGTGCTGTTCGACTGGTCGTGTAATTTTTCCAGTGTGGGGGTTCCAATGGTGCTTCACCCCGTCAGGGTGAATGCCCCCACCAGTTCGAGTCTTCAAGAACTGCAATCTGATGTCGTCCTCCATGTAGTCCCGCATCTTCTGGGAGATGTTGGGATCGAGCGATGGCTTGTACATGCCGAGCACATAGTCGGCTGATTCCTCACCGCCGAACTTCCCGTCAGTCAAGTCGAGCGGTCGGTGGCCAGCGTTGTGATCGCCTCGCTTCACTTGATGAAGGACAATGACAGCTACATCGTTTTCTCTAGCGAAATTCTTCATCGCTCGTGCCATGCCCTGGACGCTGTCCATTTGATTCTCTCCCCATGTGCGAACTAGTTCGAGATAGTCGATGAGCACCAACCTCGGTCGAGCACCCAAACGAGACTCGTAATCGTTGAGGACCTCGGTCATGTCCCCGAGGCCGAGGTCGGGCTCATCTTCGACAACCAACAATGGGAGGGACTCGCTGGTTATCTCGATCGCAGAACACTTGCCGTGTTCACGCATCGTCTTCTCGATAGTGGTCGTCGCCGTCCCTGTGTAGCAGCTCGCCAACCGTTCAAGAATGTATCGACCGTGCATCTCCAAGCTGAAGAGCACCGTTGGAACACCCGGATTGTTAGCAGCAACGTTTATCAAAAACCATGTCTTACCTACGCCCGTTCGGGCTAGGAGAATCATGACCTGGCCAGGGGCCATACCCCCCTGAGTGCGATCATCAAAAAACGAATATCCAAGTGGGACTCGAACGATGTCCGAGGTTGCCCACTTGTATAGTTCGTCCCTTACCTCAGTGAGGACACGAAGCATTAGGCGGTAATTTTTCCAGCAGCGAGAAGGGCAGCGTACTGCGCTTGTTTCCCAAGTTTGGCCCATGCCCACTCGGGAGCAGATTGCCCAGCAAATTTGCTGACCATGTATATCCCGACCTTGTAGTTAGTGCCTGCCTTGACCAAGTTCTCGTGCGAGATATCTGGAAAGGTTCCGCCGTTCATGCTGGACTTCTCAGAGTCCCAAACTTTCCAGTTATGAGGGTTATGGAACAAAGCGTCTTCGAGCATCTCAATCAAGCTGGACTTCTCATGGATCGCCGTTGGGGGACCGGGCTGGTAGTCAACTACCGGCGCATCAGAGGTGACAACAGCACCGTCGAACTGGTCAAGGACGTTAGCGACTGCCGCATCGTGTGCTTGTGTCTCAGGAGCTAGCTGAACAACAGGCGCTGATGCCGTGCTCACGTTCATGGCGTCAAGCAGAGTGCAGAGAACAGTCTCTGTGATCTCAGCGAACACACCGTCCCGGACAGCAGCTACGGCCGCATCTGACTTCACAACGTCAGCGGCGATGTAGCCAGCCACTTGCGTGACTATGGATAGGTCTTTTTCATTCATTTTGTTTTCCTTTGTTGGGATCTAAGAAGCTCGAAGCGTTGCGCCAAAGGGACAAATGGTCCAGTGGTCGCAGTACGCCTCTGAGCAGAGAAATGATTCAGTGTTAGGGAGGTAGGGCCCCCCGGCATCAATGAGATCAGCAAGCATCTCTGATTGCAGCTTAGTTGCTTCGATCTGTTCCGAGGTCCGTGGTTCCTCGATGCGGTGGAACGTGGGACCGTCTAATGCGATTACGTCATACACGAAACGCAGGTTGGCATCTGGCTCCGTGAGACCCAGCTCGTGGAACACTCCCAGGTAGTAGGCGGCCTGCGGTGTCTTATGGGCACGATACTTATCAGCTCGTGGTTTAGCCAGAGAATTCTTATGATCGCAGAGGATCACGTCGTTCGACACAGTGTCCCGAAGAACGAGGTCGATGGTGCCGTGTCTCACCCAGTCGTCGTGCCCTTCCCAGGGCAGGTCGAACTGTTCCTCAACTCCGAGGACTTCGTATTGCGGAGACCAGTAGTGCTCGTTCTGGTGGTAGAAGGAGATCGCTGACCCGATCTTCATTGCGGCCTGTTCAAAGTTCAGAATGACCTCGTCGGAGCGTGCCTTCTTGGGCTGGTACTGCCACGAGAAACGATCACCAGCCCGTTCGATCTCAGCTTGGAATACGTCTAACGCCCGTTCGATCCATGGACGTATGTTGCCTACAAACTCGTTAGTCTTCTGGCGATTGAGGTAATACGCCTCGTGGCCAGCGTGGATGGCTGTGCCGATGGCCCTTACCACTCCAGAGGAGTAAGGGATACGGGGATCGAGGTCGTAGGTCAGGCGGTGAGCGCAAGTTTGAGCCGTGCCGATCGTCGACTGGCGCATCTTCTTCATCGAGATCTCCTTTGCAGCAGGTACTTAACCTGGGAAACGGTCGCACCCGTTGCCCTAGAGATCGACTTCTGAGACTCACCCTCACGACGGCGGCGAAGGATCTCCTCTTCTTGCCGGGAGGTAAGCATTTGAGCCCTGTTGACATTCGGTCGGAATTGGTACTTCTTCAGGATTCTGTAAACGTACGCCTTCGAGAATTCGGTTAGGTCCGAGATCTGTTGAGCCGTGTAGCCATTCAAGTGTTCCTCGATGATCCTCCAGGTGTCTGATCGTGCTGATCTGAGGAGGTACTCGACCTTCTCGTAGGGAAGGCCAACAGCAGCAGAGATCTGAGTTGCAGTCAGACCGAGGTGAGAGAGGGTGACGACTCGTTCGTAACGAGGCCCCTTACTGAGATCCTCGAACTGGACATGACGACGATTCAGTTCATCTGCAACTTGGGGCGATAGATTGGAGTTTCCTTGGAGAGCGAAAGTGACTTCGTCTCGCCAGGTCCCGGTGGGCAGTGTGTTGGGCATTTCGATTCCTTTAGACACATCAACCTTAGAGCTGAGGTGGGACACTCAACAGTAGAAAAGTCCCTAGCTCAAGTCAATGATTCAAGCAAAGGAGTTACTTTTCTCCCTTGCAAGGAATCTGTGAACTTTATTTGGTGCTAAAGGTAACTCAGGTGAACACGGGGGCAGGCTTTGCCCGGTCCAGCCCCTCAGTCCAGAGCACGTATTCCCACAGCTCAGGTCCGCAGATAGCGTTCGTTGGTCCGCCAAACGGTTTGATCGCTGATTGGATGTCCCGAACTGCTCGCTCGGTTGCTGGCCCGTATGACCCATCAGGGGTCGCCCCGATCGCTGTCTGCAAACGAGCCACCCGAGTGCCTCTTGAGCCTCGCTGCATGTACTGGAAGTGGACCTTTGGTGTTCCGGCTTCAGGCTCCAGATCCCCGTTGGCGATGAGCGTTCGAAGCGAATCGCCTGGGCAGTGAGTCGCTTTGATCTGGCTGTGCGGCATGATGTCAATTGCTCCAGGCCAGCGTTGCCGTGTCGACTCAATCGCCGTGCGGATGCCGTCGATCATTGCCGGGGGGATAGGCCCCTCACCGATCAGCGCACAGATCGCAACGTGGCTCTTGTTTGAGGCGGTAACCCCGTTCGCCCCTGAGGTGTTCGTGAGACCCCGACCGGTCCACACTTCCCCCTGCTGGTCGACGAGAATGTTGTAGGCGATGTCCCACCAGTTCCGAGGTTTCCCTTGGTGAACTTGTTGGATCGATCTCAACAGGCCAGGGGTGTCTCGGTTTGGGGAGATCGTGAATCCGGCGAAGTGGATGACAATGCCGTTCACGCTCTTGAACGGGCGGGTCTTCTTCGGCGGGTTTGCGTTCCAGTCAGATCTTGAGTGCATCAATGGGTAGCCCGAAATGTGTAGCCCGAAAACGACAAAAGCCCCGGCCGATACCGAGGAGGAACCCGAAATATCGACCGGGGCTAAAGCCCGTCTCTGAGGGGGGACCCCCCCAGCTTATAAAGCAACAACTCACGAATCAAGCATGGTTCATGACCGACTTGGCTCCATTGATAAACGCTTCCGCTTCAGCGGACGAGAAATAGAGCAGCTCCAGTTCATTGACCTGCACGAACCATTCAAGCCGGTTTGGCTCTGATTCGTTGTGACCCTTGTGGAAGCCCTGAATCGCTCCTTTGTTGGAGAGAATCTGGAGGGCTTCCGTAATCTGAGATTGTCTAGACATAATTCCTCCTCTCTATTCGTCCGGTGGTGGTTCTGAAAGCAGTGCAGCGATCCGTTCAGCTTCCTCACGGGTCGATGCCCAGCGATACACAACTCCAAGATTGTCGACAACTTTGTAGATCGTGCGGACTGATGATCCGCCTATCCACGGGATGACGACTTTACCAACGGTGTGTGTGTTTCTGATCATGGGCAAACTCCTGTCTCGATGCAATGTTGAATGTCCATGTGGGACACAATGCAGTAGACGATTGCCAGCAAGATGAGGAAGACTCCCATCTTGCCGTGTTCGGTGAGCTGGATCATGTCTCCAACTCTTTCTTATAGGCGTCCCAAAGGACATCTCCAAGCCTGCA